GGCTGCTGATGTTAACCAATCTATGATTGATAGACAACAAGAACTGCTTCAAGAAGAACTAACAAAGTTTACTGATAGCTTTCATAAAAGAAGTAATAAGGTCTCTGCTTACCTCTGGTCGTAGTCGCTACTGCTCCTACTCCTTAATAACAAATCTTTAGTAGATATATATAGTGCTGTTGTAGTTAGTTTAAATACACTAAGTATAGTAGCTACTGCTACTGGTTTATTTATAAACACACCTATCCTTAAAAGGGTAAGCTATAATACAAGTATCAGTCTCCTTTGTTAGCGTAGCTGCGAAAGAACGGATGTATGAGCAGCTCAACAACTGTAACTGATCTGTTGTAGCTGTAGCTATCTTTGGTTTAGTCTTTGTAACGAATGTGGAAAAGAAGCTATAAAAGCAGTAAGCAGCTATACGACTCTAAAACTAATTGCTTGTACACTTACCTTTGATTAATACCTTGAGGATCGTTTAAAACGAACTCTAAAGTACATATCTAAATCTCATTATTATAACTATCTCAAGCCGAAGGAAGCTTGTAAAGCATAAAAGTTAAAACATCAGTATCTAACAGGGCTACAGCAGGGTGTAAGTTTAACCTATGAAAAATTCTCGTATAGCTGTATACTATAACAATCATGAATATAGATGACCAAACAGACACCTTCCAGTACGAACTGGCAAAGCTTATATACCGGTTCAAACGAGAGTACGATCTAAACGACTACACAATAGCTGGATGCCTGGACTTCGCTAAACTGTCTGTGTTAACTGAAACAGATGATGTTATCTTTACAGCTGAAGCTGATAACGCATTAGAAATGCTAGACGAAGGCGATATAGACGAGCTAGTAGAGGACGATGAAGAAGACACAGATTTCCACTTCTAACATATCTGTTATCTCTGAATCTAAAGAACAGATAACAAAGCTAGAGCTAGACATACCCAAGGAACTCTACGACGGTCTGGTTAAGATCGGTAAAGAATACGCCTCTGATAGCGACTATATAAACATAGCTGTGAGGGCTGGGTTGGAGGAATATACAGATAAGTCCTAAAAAGATTCGGCAGAAAAATCTGAGGGGCTAATATACGCTATATGCGTGTCCATTTACCCCGGGGTACCCCCTGTTTTTTGTCACGGGTACGGGGTATATCTAAACGCAAACACATTGCATCACGGCCTAAATAGCTTGTTATCAGTAGTTTATAGCAACTGCAAAACTTCACACAATATACATTATGTCTAATTGATGACGCACCTGGTAGGTTTTGGCTTAGTTTTTTTCGCAAATCGACAGATTGTCTTTGCTTTTGCGTCTTTGTATTTTTTCGATTTTTTCGAAGTTCTTACCAACTGTGCCATTATGTCACACCTTTGTCACACTTTTGAGACATTTTGTCACACCTCTATTTTCATAAGTCGTTGATAATCAGTAAAAGCGGTTTGGCGTGAATCTTGCAATATATAGGCATCGTTCTTTCTCAACGCAGTCACACTGATGACTGCTCTCTAATAAACAAATAAAAAACAAATAATGCTATGAATGAAGACTCAGAAATCCAATTGATTCACTTGTTACACACTCCAGAACGCGATGCTGATCTGACTGATCTCTACAATCGCACAAGGATACCAGGTGAAGCAAAGATTCCAGCAGATGTTCAAGTTTCACGAATTTGGGAACGCATCCAAAACGATTATAAAGCAGTCGGACGGAAAGCACCGAAATTCAGTGATGCTATGGACATGATAGCAAAGGGTTATCGTTAAATCTTGTTTATTCAGCATCCGTTACAATTGGCACTTTTACTGCTAAGTGACGGGTGCTGATCACTTTCTCAACGCGGTCTCAATAACTGCTTCTTAATAAACAAAATAAAACAAATAACGATATGAATAACACAGATCTCAAAATGATAGCTAATAGACTTGATGAAATCCACGCCATGATCCACGAGATTAACCTCAAACTGGAAACTAGATCATCTAATGATTTGGAACAAAAGCTCAGTGATATCATCAAATCTAACGCTCCCATTGAATCTAAAAAAGTTGATATTGTTGATGTACTCAGTGATCTAGATAAGCAAATATCTTCCACCATGTACAAAAACACATTAGCTGCTTAACATTCACCAATTTAACCTCACCTGTTTATCGGGTGGGGTTTTTTTGTGCCAGTATGCTTAACACTTACTAATGATGTTTATCAGCTCACCTAATAGCTTATCTTTTCGTAAAAAAGTATTTGTACACATCTGAAAAGTGTGGCAAGTGTGCACTTGAACTATCTATTAACCCATATAAAAATAAACAAAATGAAAAATACAGACAATACTTACAATGGTTGGACTAACTACGCCACATGGCGAGTAAACCTTGAAGTCTTCGATGGCGGAGAGTTTAGCAATATGGCAGGCTGTGAGATGCGTGAGTTTGTTGAAGAACTTATTGAGAATGAAACAACTGAAGGATTGGCTCGTGACTACGCCATGGCATTTCTTGCTGATGTCGATTGGATGGAAATCCGTGAACATTACGAAGAACAGGAGGTTGCATAATATGAAATCAAACCTCATTGACCTCGCCTTCATCATCTTTGGCATCTTTGGCTCATGGTGGTTGTTACTACTTATCATTCTTTCCTCTTAACTCTTAAGCGACATGAAAATTCAACAACCTAGCGACAACACTCTTTACATCACAATCGGCAACTATGTTTATTACTTTGACGATTCAATCGAGGGTGAAAACATTGTTTCAAGATGGCATCTAGATGATGATGAATCCGACATAAGAGAAGATATTCAAATAGGTGGTGAACTAACTAAATCAGTAATTAATTAAAAGCATGAATACACATATCACACATAAACACCTTATTCCTTACCTGTTAGAACTTGGATGGATGATTGCAAAGGATACTTGGACAGATTGCCCGCAAAAAGTGTACGACAAGCTTGCCTTGTTGTCCATTGATGACCTTGAACTCACCTGTATGGAATACCACAGCGAATAATGAAAATAGAACAATACAAACCTTGTTATTTAGTCCAAGATATTGATGAATACATTTATGAAGATATTTTCAATGTCCTTTATGGCAGTGGCTCTAATCTTGAACACGAGCTTTTGATGAGTTTACATCTTTTGAATGCTTGGATGGAATCCGACTTTGAAAACGAGGCTAGTTATTTAGATGAGTACACCTGCGAGTTTTTAAAAGAGCTTTACTACAAAATAAACAAGCAGACAGGCTACATAATATTTAAACTATGAGCGTTTCATTTATCTACCAGAACCTAACCTTCTATTACCGGATCGATTCTCACAGCTCCGCTATGGTCTTTATTGCTTGGGGTTGTAGGGAGTTACCGATCAGTGGCGAAGCTCATTCTAAGGAGCACATGATGGAAGATATTAAAGCCAAGCTAAAGCAATACTATCGTAATAGAAGCGTACCTGTTTGCGACACTTGCGGATTGACTTCTCCTAAAATGGAGGCACAAAGTACCTGTCCAGATTGTTTAACCGATGAACCTACTACTAATAAATAATGAATACTGAAGAATTAAAACAAATACACGAAAAACTTGCCGATATATACTTTGATATTGTTGACCTTAGAAAGGGTGAAATATCAGATTGCTATGCCGATCAAAACGAATTGTTAGATGATCTTAGAGATAAGTTTGACAATGTCTTGGACTACTTACCTGCTCTTGACTAATGACTACTACTATACCTACTAAATTTACCGAAGAACAAATCATAGAGTGGTTAGGTGATCCTGACTGGTCTTACTCTGGAATTGTTGAAACCTTTATGGACTTAGCCAATGGTGATTACACTGTTGAGAACATGAGAAAAGACATCCTTGAAACGGAGGTTGAGTGATGAATAAACCGACAAATTTTAGAGTAGATGAATCCCTTGAAGTTGTATGGGATGTTATACACGAATGGGAAGACATGGACGACATTGACCTACGAGTAAAGCGAGAGTCCGATGACTGGCGGGAAGAGGTGGACGATGTAAAGACTGCTATGGCTTGGATAATGGACGAGCTAGGTTATAACTTTGACCAAAGCGGTAGAATTGTACCTGTCCAAGAATGACAACGATCACCTTTTTCTGCCTGTGCTTTGTTGTACTTGTAGCAATCGCAGTGCTTTACCGAGATTAATAAACCTATGAAAGAACTACTTTTACAACCCGCTGACATGATTGAAGAATTAATGTACCATATTATGTGGAATGAGTTTGACGGGGAGCTGAACCCTGATCATAAATACTTTCCACTTTACCTGTCCTTACAACAGCTGTTGGAGGATGAAACACGGAGATTAGAAGAATGAGTAGCTACGACACTTGGTTATTTGAACCTTACGAAAAATATTACAATGAATGCGAAGAAGAACAAAGAAAAGAAGAAGAAATACTGGGAAATCTTGAAGATATTAGCGAACCCAAGGACAAAGAAGAATATCTTAGATGGGAATGCGGGATTGAGGACGAAGAAAGAATCAGGTATTTTCTGGGATGTTAATCGTGAACGATCACAGCGTGATAACGAACTGCGTTCGATTAACACTATCGCTGAGGCTGATATAATACGAACCGATTTACTTAGATGTACCCAGAAAGACACTTAGTACAAGGGTGTGCTCGCCACGATCTAGACTACAGCACCATCGATCACAAAGCTATTAACGATGGCTTTCAGCAGTTCTGGATGATGACAGAGATTTACGGGTTCGAACGGAACAAAGATGGCACATACAAGCGAACCGAAGACGGACGATTGATTGCTATTCGTTCTAATAAACCACGCATGAAACCAAAAGGTAACTTTGATTGGTTTGAAAACTTATGAGTGAAGAACGAGACGAGCATTCTGCGAACAACGAGAGAGAATGCGATACGAACGAAGTGAGGAAGGGTCATGTGTGGCGGATGCGTGAGTGGGGTCGTGCACAATATCGTAACCGACAAGCCAAGCTACGGGCGGAGGGAGAGTGTAGTAAGACGGACGCTAGTAAGCGTATGCTAAGGTCTATGGCTCCGAAGCTAGGTAAGAAGGTAGAAGATTTTATGTATACATTTGGAGGTAGTACCAACCACACAACACCTTTGTTTCTTACCTTCATTTTAGATATGTGTCCGTACCAGGTAGCTGCCACAGCGTTGCAGACATTTCTTGACCACTTACATTATAACTTACCTGTTGGTCGCATGGCTTATAAGATAGGCAAAGCATTTGAGAACCAAGCGAGGTGGGACAAAGCGTTAGAGACTATGCATCCAAACAAGCTTGATCTGTTAGCGTTGGATGACAGGTCAAAGGCAATGAAGCTGAAGCAGTTCTATCAGTACGAGGAGGAGCGGTTCACGCTGTGGGATTCTAAGTGTAAGACAGCTCTTGGTGCTTGGTTGTTGGAAGAGATACGATTGGAGACAGGCTTGTGGGAGATAGGATTTAATACAGGTGGACAGAAGAGTTACAAACCAGAACGCATAGTCTTACCTACCTCACAATTTAAGGATTGGATACAGCGGTTTGATGCGTGGAAGGAGACTACTCGTGTCTTTAAGATGGCATTACCTGACCGACCTGTTGATTGGTACGGGTTAGTAGGTGGTGGGTACAGCGTCAAGCACATGCCTCCACAAAAGTTTATTACTGGTAAACCTGTCGAGTGGTTTGAGGATTACGAAAAGAGTTACAGCCACGCTATGAGTGCTTGTAACAAATTGCAACAGGTAGAGTGGCAGATCAATACGGATATGCTGGACATTGTGTTGAAGTGCTGGGAGAACGAGCGTGTTGTTGGAAACATTCCTAACTTTGGTACGATACCAGAGCAACCGAGATACACAGGTGATTGTCCGCACGAGCTAAGAGCTTGGAAGTTAAAACAAAAAGACATCAAACAAGCGAACGATGCTAATAACAGCAAGCGGTATCAGACTTGTAGGATTCTACACATGGCGAAGATATATCGCAGTTGGGACAAGTTGTACTTTCCGTATCGTTGTGATTACCGGGGCAGAGTGTACGCTATTCCGTACTACTTACACCCACAAGGTTCTGATCTATCTAAGAGTTTGTTGGACTTTAAGAACGGTCAGCAAGTGGTGGATGAAGAGGACTTTGAGGCTGTACTTGTACACGGTGCGAACATGTGGGGAGTAAAGGGTACACGGGAGGAACGATTGGAGTGGGTAGGTAAACGACAGAACTTTATTCTTGAAGCAGCGAATGATCCACACGGTACAGATTGGTGGACGGAAGCTAGTGATCCGTTCTGTTTCCTGCGGTTCTGTTTGGAGTTTAAGAAGTACAGAGAGGAAGGCTACGGATATGTGTCTTACTTACCTGTGCGTCAGGACTGTAGTAACAATGGTATGCAGATACTATCGTTGTTATTACGGGACAAGGACACGGCACGGATGTGCAACCTGGTGGAGGAAGACAAAGCTAATGACATGTACACAGAGTTTAGTGACATGGTGTACGATGAGTTAAAGAAAGACGGTGGTACATTGGCACAGAGTTGGATGCAATATGGATTCACTCGTAAGTTAGCTAAGTTAGCAGTGATGAACAGACCGTACGGTGCTACCCACTACAATCTTGTACAGGATTTATTCAAAAGCATAGGAGTTAATCATCCGTGGACTAGTACCGGAGAGATGCTTACCTCTGTTATATGGATCAGTAAGATCGTCAACCGATTAGCTAACAAAGTATGTCGTCCAGTAAATAAAGTGATGAACTTTTTAAGGGAAAGTGTACGAGCTTTAGGCTACGACTCCGCTGTTACTTGGACAACACCTACTGGATTTAAAGTGGTACAAAGCTACCGTAGATATAAGAAGATAGATGTGCAGTCTGTGTTCCAGAATTTAAGTGTTAATATACAAGCAGATGAA